CCTTTCCGGCATCAACATTGATTAATGTAGGCGTAGCAGTGCAAAGAACTGCGGCTGGCGCTGCTACTATTAAGCCCGGTGCTGCTTCTGCTGCACTTTGCGTTGGTGTTGCGCTGCACGATCATATCATCGGATACAATGGTGGATATCGCCAATATGATGCTGTTTCAGTATTGACTCGTGGTCGCGCTTGGGTTGCCGTTGATGATGCTACTGGTGTCGTTGATGGTGCTGCGGCTAAAGTAACAGCGGCTACTGGTGCATTCAATACTACTGGAACGATTGCGGTTACTAATGCTGTATTTCGTTCTGCCGCTATTGACTTGTTGAATGTTGATTGGACAACTTACACCAAAGGTGCAATTGTCGAATTGCATTATCCTCTGGTATAATAGGAGAAATGTATTATGCCTGGACCGCTTGATCACCAGCATTACAGTGAGGATGATCTTACTGTATTGCAGAATGCGCCGATCATCAAAAATAACTTCAGGGAAGATGCTGATACTATCTTTCTTGCACGACAACTTGACTATATCCGCGCCAATACTTATGATCGTCAACTACCTGCCATCAATGCCGATCGGCTAGTCCCAGATGATACTTCAGTTCCTGAATGGGCAGAAAATGTCTGGCAATATGCGTTCGACATGGTGGGTATGGCCAAGGTTATATCTAACTATGCTGACGATCTACCTCGTGCTGACGTTCGCGCTACCAGTAGAATGACGACTGTTAGAACACTTGGCGATAGTTATGGCTACAATATAAATGAACTAAGAGCCTCACGGCAAACTGGTCAGGGTCTAGATGCTCGTAAGGCGGCAGCGGCCAGGAGAGCAATGGAACTAAAGATTGCCGATATCAAGTTGCGTGGTGATGCTAACTATGGATTGTTTGGATTGTTTACTCATCCAAATCTTCCTGTGCTAGTATTGACTAACGCTGGCGATTGGACATCTCTTACTGGCGATCAAATTCTTGCTAATCTAAACCAGTGGGTGGTGGCTTATCAGAACCAAGTCAAAGGCACGCATACGCCGAATGTGCTTAGTCTCGCGCCTAAGGCTTACAATGCCGCGTCTACTAAGTTCATCACTGGTGCTTCTGGTCTAACTCCCATCACTCCGCTGCAATGGTTCCGGGGCAATTACCCTGGTATTGCTGTTGAAAATGTCTGGGAAATGCAGCTTGCTGCGGTGAGTGGCACTAAAGATTTGGGTCTGCTCTATGAGCGTAGTGCGGATAATATTTCGCATACGTATGTGATGCCGTTTACGCAGCTTCCGCCAGAAGCGCGCAATCTAGAAATCGTTACTGATTGTATCGCGCGATCTGGCGGTGTCAGTATCTTCTATCCATTGGCTTTGCTTTCCGCTGTTACTACCTGATAGGAGAACAACTATGTTTGCGATCCTTAATAAATCTGAACGACTAATCACTACTCATCTTGGTGATGCTTTGCCTCCTGGCCTTCCAGTAGCAGTTTCGGAAGTAACCATGGAACATCCGTCAATGCAGGCATTGGCTAATGAAGGCTTGCTTGAAGTGGTAGAAATTCAAGACCCACCACCACCGCCAGAGCCAACGCCTACCCCGACGCCAGAGCCTACTACTGAAGGTGGAGCTAGAGTTCAGCAGCCTCCAACACAACAGCGTCCCGCGCCAAATCCTCCAACACAACAGTCTCGGTCTTAGTAATGACTATTACTGTAACCAATCAATCTTCTCGTTCATTTATCTTGGGTGGGGAAATGATACTTCCCCATACCCCTTTGGAGATTAGCGAAGAAGTCAAATTTGTTATTGACAATAGTCCATATCATAGTTTCTTCACCTATGAGATTACTGAAGATGTGCCTCCTGGTAGAGATGCACGCCAGGAGGATGATGAACATCGACAAGTTTCTGAAGAAGAACAACGCGATCGTGATCGTTAATGTCTGACGCTGTTGATCCTCCAGTATATTGGACTGATGTAAAGGCCATATTACAATTGTTCTTTCCGCAATATTTTGATCCTGCTAATCCAGCATATATTGATCCTGCATTGATGGATATGTTACTTGCTATTTCAGAAGAAGCGCGCCCTTGGTGTTTGTCTACCAATAGACAAAATTTTGCCCAAGCAATGTTTGTTGCATATCTTATTTCTGTTCAAGAAGAAACATCATCTGGTAAACCAGTTCAATCTTATGTTGGCCCTATTTCCCAAGAGAAAGAGGGTGACGTTTCGATTACTTATGCTGCGGTTACGCAATCCACTGGCACTGAGTCTAGGCGACCATCAAGCAATCCTTGGGATGCTTGGAATAGAATGTGGAACATTTGCACTAAAGGCGCAATAACAACGAGGTTTGGCGATCCATGCCAGTCACCATCATGGACAAGGACTATGGATTCAAACGTATTGAGCTTGACTTTAAGGCGTTACGCGGTAGAGGCGTCAAGATCGGTTTGATGGGCAATGATCAAGTTGAAGGTGTTTCTGTAGTGGACTATGCCACTTACAATGAGTTTGGCACATCGCGCATTCCTGCGCGTCCATTTATGCAAACAACCGCCGATACTAGCAAAGAAACAGTTACCAAATTTACTGAATATCTTGTTGGAAGAATGATAGATGGTAAGATCACCGATACAACAGTGTTGCAAAATCTTGGCGCGAAGTATCAATCTCTTGTTCAGAAAACGATAAGCGACGCTAAGAATTGGGCGGTTCCTAATGCTCCTGGCACTATATTAGCAAAAGGATCAAGTTCACCACTTATCAATACTGGTCGCATGGTCGGTGCTGTTCGGTATGAGGTAGTATGACTACTTCATTTCGCACTTCATATGAGGTTATTCAAAGAGACATTGGTCAAATTATTAATGGTAAATACATTCTTGCTGATGATACTGGAATCAAAATAACAGTAATGGCATCAGTGCAAAATCCATCATCTAGAGACTTATCACTTATAGAAGCTACGCCATACGGCAGACGTGCTGGCAGGCGAATTAAAATTTACACTGAAACAAGACTACGCTGTGCTAATCAAGAAATTGCTCCTGGCCGTGAGCGCTATGCCGGTGATATCTTTCTGTTTGATGGTTCACAATACTTGTTATTTGGCGAAGCCAACTTTAACACCTTAGCACAATCCAGAGATACGCAAGTTTCGCACTGGCGTTATTATGCCTTGGAAGTAATTGAGACGGAACAATTTGAGCAAGTTCCTTGATTGATAAGTTGTATGATCTTGTAACTAAGGCGGTGTCGTTGACCGGCAATAATTGGCAAGTGATATTTGCCAATCAAAATGTTCCGCGTCTAGTTAAACCTTATGTTCAGTTGAACGTTACCAACATTGATATTCCTGATCATATGTATTATTCGCCGCCAGATGAAACTGGTGGAGTAACAATTTCAGGTTGGCGTAAGGCCACCGCTGAGATACAGCTATATCATGGTATCAATTCGCTATCTGCCATTAGCACTTTGGCTATGGTTCTACAATCGCCAACTATGCTTGATTATCAAGCTGGGATAGATTGTGCTATTGGACAACGTCTATTCATTGGTTATGTTCCAGAGTTATTGAACCTTTCGCAATGGGAAGGCAGGGGCATCTACCATTTTGAATTCTTCTATACAGAAAGCATAAATGATAATGCAGGATTGATAGATACGGTAATACTTCACGGTAGTTATATCGGTGGTGCCAGCGATCCTGATATCTATAAGATATTCGATCCTGAACCGATAACTGCTGTAATAGTTTGTGACGAAACCATCCCAGGTCCAAATGCGCCAGGAGCAGGCACCGATTGGGATGCTGATGAAACCCCCTGGGATAAGAACGAAGTCACCAAATGGGATTAACGCGTTTTTCGCTCGCGTGGCAAGCGAAAATTTAGGGGAGTATGTGTCACGGCCAATATCGACCGGATCGTCAATGTTACTATCTCACTGCAAACAGCGTCTATTGCGCAGCAAACCTTTTCTGATTTGTTGTTGTATGGAATATTTACACCCATTGGTGGTGCTAAGGTAGGCATCATTACTAGCATTGGTGATCTTGCTGCTTATGGCGTGACTTCTACAATGCCAATATATAAAGCAGCATCGGTATTCTTTTCGCAGATACCACATCCACCACGACTATACATTGGTTTGTCTACTGGCGCCACTGATCCTACTGCTGATCTTGATGCGATTAAAGCAGAGAACAATAATTGGTATGCCTTTTGTAACGTTCTTCATGACGAAACGAAAGTGGTTAAGGCCGCTCAATGGGCAGAAGCTAATGAGAAACTATTTGTTACAGTGTTGTCTAATGTATTGAACTCTAGTCCTGCTGCTACTGATACTACATCTACTGGCCACTTGCTTATGGCAGGAAACTATTTCCGCACTGCTTGGTGGTATGATACCAATGTTGGCGATTTCCCTGATGTTGGTATCGCGGCCAAGAGTTTCACTAAAAATCCTGGCAGTGAGACTTGGGCTAATCAACGATTGGATGCTGTGCCTTATATGAATCTTTCAGAGACACTAGCGCAAAATGTTTTTGATAAAAATGGTAATACCTTTGAACCTTTCCGTAATATTTCAATAACACAGAACGGCAAAGTTGCTGGCGGTGAATGGATCGATGTTATTCGATTTAGAGATTGGCTTTGTGAAGAAATTAAAGTCACTATCTTCCAGCAGCTTGTTGATCATCGTATCCCTTATACTGATCCTGGGATTGCCATTATTCGTAGCAGGCTTGTTGAAGCTCTTGATTTTGGCGTCGAGCGCGGCGGCATAGCGCCACCAGAAGCGGACGCTGATGGTAATTTCATTCCTAGTTATACTGTAACTGTTCCATTGAGTTCAAGTATTTCTGCTAATCAAAAAGCCAGTCGTGTTCTACAAGATATTTACTTTACAGCTAGACTAGCAGGAGCAATTCACGCAGTTATTATACAGGGTGCGTTGACGTATGA